GGCTTTATCCGCCTGGGAGAGCAGAGAACAAAGGTTTGTAACTCATTATAATGATTTGGTCAAACAAAAACAGATTAGCTTTTGTAGCTTCTCTGGGTTTGAAGGACGAGTCATTAAAACGAGTTAATACGCTTTGGTCCAAGTATGAAACAGGAATCCATTCTGCTGTTAAGCAGAATGGCCCACATTACACACTAGAACGTTATAAGGGGTGTTACTTATTTTTACGTAACACCATCTTAGAACTTCCTACACAACCAGTTCCGTGGTGTAAAGTCGATTCAGAAGGTTATCCTAAACCCTTATGGCCTTTAAGGCCATTCATCAAAGGGGATAGGACTTCCAAAAGAATCGCCCTAACTATCGCGAGATCCTTTGAACTTATAACACTACCCATTGATTATGATCCAAAGTCTATCGAGGAGGAGGCCCGAAAGGGTCCAACCTACCAAGAAACAACTGAGGATTTTAACCAATGGTTAAGTGATATGGTTCAAAGGTACCCATGGTATTTAGGTTCTTTACACAAGCTTGATAGCTATGAGCCAAGAGTGTTCACTACATTATCGAGAGGACCAAATGGTCCTGCCGTAAGTAGTGCACATCTTGACGCAAAAGCTGTCACTTCAGATCCTGTCTTGTATTCATCTATCAAGAGATTAAACGATGCCCTAGGGCAAAGTTGGATCACGAGATGGATGGAAAACATGGCAAGAACTGTCGATGGAGAAAACAAATGGATTACCGGCCGATTAGGGTTTTCACCCGAACCAGCTGGTAAGACACGAGTCTTCGCCATAGCAGATTACTGGACTCAAATGTCGTTAAAGGTTATACAAATTTCTTTGTATAACACCCTAACGTCAATAAGTACAGATACTACTGATAACCAAGATAAGGGTTTTCAATCCTTAATCAAGGAATCAAATGGTAAGTGTACCTATTGCTTTGACCTAACATCAGCCTCAGACCGTATTCCTGCAGTAATGCAGAAGCACAGACTGAGTCTGATGGGAGGCAAAGAGTTAGGTGACGCTTGGCATTCAGTAATGACGGATCGGACCTTCTTAGTAAAGGCCACAGGAAAAAGTTTGAGATGGAAGGTAGGTCAGCCTTTAGGCTTACTATCTTCTTTCCCATCCTTTGCCCTATGGCACCACGACATCATTCAGTATGCTTATTTTCGATGTAGAAGGCGTCGAGGTTTACCTCTTCGTTTCTTCAAAGAATATAAACTACTTGGTGATGATGTGGTAATATTTAATAAGGAGGTAGCCGGTGAGTACCAGTATTTGATTAATGAGGTATA